CTATTTATTTAACTTCTACCCAAAAACTTCCATATAACTTATCTATTGAAAAATCAGAAAAATGGCTTAAATCCCCAACTTTCCCCGGACAATATATCCTTCCTCAAATTTTATTAAATTCTAGTCAAATATCAATAAATTCTAAAGAAGATAGCATATTATTAAGTTCTAAAAAATCAATAGGTTTAACTTGTGAGGATGAAATAAACTTAACAGGAAATAATACAGTATTAGATACTACTAATTTATATTTAGGATCTAAAAGAGCTACAGAATCTGTATTATTAGGAGATAAAACAATAAATACTTTAAAACAAATTACATCACTTTTAAAAAGTATTACTAATGTTTTACAACTAGATCAAATGTTTCCTGCTGGTATTCCTATTTCTAATGGTCCTTTAAATGTAGTATCTTTAACTGCTACCCAAGCATTAGCTACAATTGAAGCTAGTCTAGATAGTTTAGCATCTAAAAAAGTAAAAGTAGAATGACACCAGAAAATTCTTCAGATAATATCAATTTAACCCCTTTATCTTCCCCTACTGAAATAGACTACTCAATAGAAGGAACGGTTGTTGATTCTACTAACCCTAACAAAACAATCCCAGGAGCTAAAATATCTACTAACGATCAAAACCAAACCACTTCAAAAATTAATGGGCAATTTATTATTAAAGGGAAAACAACCTCAGATAAAAAAATAAGTATTTCTGTTAGTTTAAAAGGATATACCCCTCAAAATTTTACCCCATATTATGGAGACGGTACTATTAAATCAAATTTAGGAGTAATCCAACTCCAATTAATTCAAAAAAGTTTAGATCAAGATAAAATAGATTCTACTTTATTAACAGATAGTCAAATTAATGGTTTAACTAAATCTATAAAATCACCAACATCTTTTTTTCAAAAAAAATTAACAACTTCTATAATTAATGTTAAAAGTCGTTTAATCCCTTTAATATTAACTTTAATTGCTGGGTTTGGAGTTACTCAAGTTAATAAATTAATAGCTAAAGGAACAACTAAAATTTCTGATATACAAAATCAAACTACATGTCCTACTCAAGCAGAATTAGCTAGAATTATTTCACGTAAAAATAGATTAGTAAAACAATTAAATAGACTTCTTAAAGTAATCCAATCTACTGAAAAATTTATTAACTCAATTAAAAAATTTATTGATACTGTATCAAAAACTATTTTAGGTTTAGATATAGCTTCATTAGCTTTACCATCTTCAATTCCTCCTGGCGTTGGTATCCCTGTTGGTATTATTAATAAATCAGGAGATATAATTAATTTGTTAAAAAATCAAATAAAAAGTGAACAAGGAAAAATAGATAATTTAGCTTCCCCATTAACCTTACTAAAATCAGTAATTGCTCAAGCACTTCAATATTTAAATCTTTTAGATAATTTAGTTCAATATTGTTACCCTGATGCTAATCAAGAACAAATTTCTGCAGAATTAACAGCAATCACTACAGACGAATCAAATCAAGAATCTCCCGTAGTTACAGATGTAAATGGATTTACAATGAGTGTTGAAACTGAACCACAAATATCAACATTATCTATAAAACGTAGAAGAGCTACAGCTACAAATAAACAAGGTGTAATAATGTTAACAGGAGAATGGTCATTTAGTTCAATTGATCAAATACTAATAGATGAACTTGTATTTTATATTCAAACAAATGATTTAAGAGCAGATTAACCCTATATTTATAAACATATGAAAAGTACAGATTTTAAAAAATTAATTAAAGAAGCCGTAAAGGAAGCAATTCAAGAAGAATTAAAGGATATTTTATTAGAAGCAGTAAAATCCCCTAAACAAATAGTAAGAGAATCTTATACTCCTACTTCTACCCCTAATCCATCTTATGCACCACCCCCAATAGATTTTAGATCAAAATATGCTGAGGTATTAGGAGAAACAGCTTTAAGTTTTACCTCCCAAAACGCTCAGTCTTTTACCCCACAAATGGGTGATCCAGTAAACGGAAGTTTAGGAGCTGGAGAATTAGGTATGGATCAAATAATGAGTCTTTTAAATAGTAAATAATGCCATTTAATCCACAATTTATAAATCCGATTGATTTAAATCCAAATCTTGGAGTTGGAGTAAATCTACCATTTAGTGGACCTTCTGTTTTTACCTCAAATTATTTAACTTCCCAAGCTATAAAAAACAATTTAATTAACTATTTTTTAACTAATCCCGGAGAAATACCATTAAATCCTACTTTTGGAGGGGGTTTAAGAACTTTTATTTTCCAACAAATTTCAGAAAATTCATTAGATGGATTAAAAGAAAATGTAAGTTTAAAATTAGAAACATATTTCCCAAATGTTATAATTAACTCATTAGATGTACTTAAAAGAGATGATGAAAATTCAGTAGTAGTTCAATTAAAATATTCTATTGCTAATTCTAATATCAATGATAACTTAACTTTTCAATTTTAAAAAATGGCTAAAACTAATAGAGATATAAAATATATTAATCGGGATTTTGAATCCTTTAGATCAAGATTAATAGAATTTTCTCAAACATATTTTCCATCAACATATAACGACTTTTCACCAACCTCACCAGGTATGATGTTTATGGAACAATCTTCTTATGTAGGAGATGTTTTAAGTTTTTATTTAGATAACCAATTCCAAGAAACATTTATCCAATATGCTCAACAAACAAATAATGTATTTGAATTAGCATATATGTTTGGTTATAGACCAAAAACAACCGGAGTTGCCCAAACAAGTGTTGATTTTTATCAACAATTACCTTCAATTAATGATGGTACTGGCAATTATGTCCCTGACTATAGCTATGCTATTACAGTTAATGAAAATACTACTATTACTTCCCAAAACGGGGCTTCATTTATTATCCAAGATAAAATTGATTTCTCTGTTTCAAGTTCATTAGACCCAACAGAAATTTCTGTATATCAAATATCTGGAAATACACCACAATATTTTCTTTTAAAAAAGAGTAGAAATGCTATTTCTTCCAATATTAATACAACAAATTTTAGTTTTGGATCACCTCAACAATTTGCAACTATAAACATACAAGCTAACAATATTGTAAAAATATTAGATGTTACTGATTCTGATGGAAATGTATGGTATGAAGTAGATCATTTAGGTCAAGAAATGGTATTTGATTCAATAAAAAATACTAATATTAATAATCCAAATAAAATAGATAATACTCCATTTTTATTAAAATTAAAAAAAGTTGCAAGAAGATTTGCTACTCGATTTACATCTTTATCAAATTTACAAATTCAATTTGGAGCGGGTTCACCAAGTGATACAACTGAAGAAATTACTCCAAATCCTAATAATGTAGGTATTGGTTTACCCTTTAAAAAAGATAAATTAACTACAGCATTTTCTCCACTTAACTTTTTATATACCGGAACATATGGAATTTCCCCTGCTAATACAACATTAACTATTAGATATTTAACAGGTGGTGGAGTAGATTCAAATATTACAGCAAATTCCTTAACTAATTTAAATACAGGTAATACTAAATTTAACAACGCTAATTTAAATTCAACCACAGCAAATTATATATTTGCATCAATATCTGCAACTAACCCAACAGCAGCAACTGGAGGAAGAGGAGGAGATACATTAGAGGAAATCCGCCAAAATACTTTAGCCTTAGTTTCATCTCAAAAACGTTCCGTTACCGCAGATGATTACTTAATTAGAGCTTTAAGTATGCCTTCTGAATATGGAGCAGTTTCAAAAGCATATATTGAACAACCTAAATTAACAGATAATCAAGTATCAACAATTGAAACTTTAAGTTTATATGTTTTATCTTTAAATTCTTCTGGACAATTAGATTATGCTGGTCCAACTTTAAAAAGTAATTTAAGAACCTATTTATCCCAATATAGAATGATTGGAGATAATATAGAAATTAGAGATGCATATATTATCAATATTGGAGTAAATTTCGAAATTATAGTATTACCTGAATATAATAATAATGAAGTTTTATTGTCTTGTATATCATCAATTCAATCATATTTTTTACTTGATAAATGGCAATTAAATCAACCAATTATGGTACGAGATTTATATATTTTGCTTGATAAAATTAAAGGTGTTCAAACAATAAAAACTATATCTGTTGTAAATAAAGCAGGAACTTCAACAGGATACTCACAATATGCTTACGATATAGAGGGAGCTACACAAAATCAAGTAATTTATCCTTCATTAGATCCTAGCATATTTGAATTAAAATACCCTAACCAAGATATAAAAGGTAAAGTAGTTCCTTTATAATGTTATATTTATAATAAAATATATTAATGGCTATATATAAAATATTTCCTACCCAAGACGCTACATTATATTCCTTATATCCTACTATGAATACGGGATTAGATGCTATCTTAGAGGCCTCTAATAAAATAAATATTAGTGGAAACCCAGATGTAGCTAGATATTTAGTAAAATTTGATACAAATGAAATTACAGATATTATTACTAATAAAATATCTGGAAGTAC